CTGAAACAAGAGGCTCAAAAATAGTTAGTTTCTGTGAAACTAATCCCCTTGTCTGTGACTAGGGTATCGCAAAAGTTAAAAAGGTAATCTGAATGGCTGCTCCGTTTCAGAATTATTCTGGCGGTGTCCTACTAGCGGACATCGTAAAGAGAAATAATCTCAGCACATACGTTTCCGAAGCAATCAAAGAGCGTAGTGCATTTATTAAATCTGGTGCTGTTGTGCGTAACGCACTTCTTGACGCATCAGAAGGTGGAACAAGAATCCAAGTTCCAGAGTTCAACCCAATCGCTCCAACTGAGGAAATCTTAGATGGTACAGCAACATGGGGTACAAGTAACTCTGGTTATTTGACACCACAGAAGATTGGTACAGGAACACAGATCGCAACTATCTGTCACAGAGGTTTTGCGTATGCTGTTGACGATGTAGCTGTATTGGCTGCTGGTGAAGATCCAATGGGTCATATCAGAAACCAAATCGCAGATGCAATCAACAAACTAAATTCTGCAAGACTATTCAGCTTGTTAGATGGTTTATTTGCTTCTGGTTCTGGTCCTTTAGGTGCAAACGTACTTGATATTGCTAAAGCTGGCACAAGTGCTGCTGAAGCTAACTTCTTAACTGCATCTGCTGTTGCAAGAGGTAGATCACTTCTTGGAGAAAGAGGCGAAGAGCTAGACACTCTAGTAATTCACCCATCTGTTGCTTACTACCTATATCAGGTTGGTATGTTGACTTTCTCAACATCTGCACTATCTACTGGAACAGGTATTCAGTGGGGTGGCGGTGGAGTCGGCATCACAGATAGAAGTATCGGCCAATTCGCTGGTATGAATGTTGTTATTGACTCTCAAGTTAATACAGTTGCTCCTGGTTCTTCAGGTCATCAAACTGAGTTCCGTTGCTTCTTAATCAAGTCAGGAACAATTCTTGAAGGTGAGCAATCTCCTCTAAGCATTGAATCAGATAGAAACATATTATCTAAACAAGATGTTATGTCTGTTGACTACCATAGTGCTTATCACGTTATGGGAACTAAGTGGACATCTGCTACAGACAACCCAACAAACGCAGCATTAGGTAACTCTAATAACTGGGGTCTTACATACGATGCAGACCTAATTCCTATGGTTGAGATCATTGTTAATTCACCACTTGATACATCTAATATTTCTTAATACTATTAGATAGTGGTCATCAAACCTCACCTAATATTGGTGGGGTTTTTTCTTTACGCTACAATAAAACTAAAATTACTTTATAGCCGTGGCAGCCACCATAAATGCAACTGTAAAAGACGCTAACGCTAACAGCTATGTCACGCTTACAGAAGCCAACACCTATTTTGAGACAGTTCCAGACTCTTCAACCTGGACAAATAAAACAGATGATCAGAAAAATAGAGCATTAATATCTGCTACTCGTTGGATTGATAGCTTTGTATATTATGGTGATAGATGCGATGACGGCCAAGCACTAAAGTTTCCCAGAAATAATTATCAAGTAGATGGAGTAGAACTATCTTGCAGCACAATTCCATTGAATATTAAGTATGCACAATATGAATTAGCTAGAGCATTAGCAAACGATACAACTGCTATGACAGGGAATACAGGAACAGATGGTAACTTTTCTGAAGTAAAACTAGGTGATATACAAGTTAAATATAATACCGATAGTCAGGGTACTGGTTCTGTTAATAATATTCTTGATGTCTACCCTTGGTTACAAAGTTATTTAGGTGCATATATACTTGGAGGAGCAGGGTCTTTTCAGATGAGAGTGGTTAGAGGCTGATGGCAGGACAATTAGACGCAGCATTTAAAAAGATCGCAAAGCAAGTGGTGTCTCAACTTGGGATCTCATTAGACACATCAATTATTTATACAAGAAAGGGTGTATCTAGTTATAACGCTGATAAAGGTGAATACATAACAGTCGATACAAACTATACAATTAAAGTACCTATCGAGTTTGTGCAATCTACTGAAGAATCTGGGTTTCAGGAGAATGTTGCAAGACTCTACATTACTCCAGACTTGATAGGTGATAATCAACCTCTACTTCAAGACGAAATAACTCTTACATTTTCTGGATCAACAAGAGGAGCTAAAATAACTGAAATCCGCACACTAAAAGGTGGACAGGAGTACTTGTTCCGTATTGATGTAATTTTCTAATGACTTTAGTAAACGCAAGAGCAGCATTTGAAACGGCAATACTAGATGCTGTTCAAGACGCAGATCCCACTGTAACTGTAGTATTTGATAACACTCCTTTTACAACTCCAGGTAAAGATAAAAAGTATGTAATGGTAAATATAAATTTTAACCAAGCAACTAATCAACCTCAAGGTGCAGCCCAAACATACTATTCAGGGGTTATACGTTGCGGAATAATGACACCACCCAACAAGGGAAGTGCAGTAGCTTCTGCAATAGCACAATCTGTTATCACTGGATTAATCTCAATAAACGCATCTAATTATACCGATACTTTTTCTGTGACTCCCAGGGTTGGTCAAATAGAAGGACCAACAGCTATCACTACAGACAGAGACACACATTTTTTAAGTGTAATAAACTGCGATTTTTCTGCAAATGCTTAAAGACATAAAGCAACTACCAAAAGATTTTAGAAAACTTGTAACAGAGGCAAGAGCCGAAGCTGCACAAGAAATACAGCAATCATTAATGAACCGAAGTCCATTTTGGACAGGAACTTTTGCCGAATCCTGGATCGTAAGTGGAACTGAAGTACAAGCAACAAGACCAAGACAGGGAGAGTTTATACCAGAAGATGATGCCTTGCCTAGATTACCTAGCAGTATATTCAGAGCTTCAAGTCAACAAGGTAAAAAAGTATATCAAGCACTAACAAGTCCAGTGTTTATAGGTAACGAAACGGATTACGCAGCTTTTGTAATTAACAAAGCAAGACTGAAAGGTACAAGAATAAAATACGAATCTTTATTTAAGGAAGGAGCTAGAACAACACCTAGACCAAATGTTCCTAATTGGTACGATGTTTACACAAAGAGTAGAGAGATATTTAAAGATATAGATAAAGGATTTCTAGCATTAAATAAAGGTTTTACTACTAAGACAACCAAGCCAGCAGGAACATACTAAGCTATACTACAGGAATAAATACAACTTTTTATGGCAACAGTAAGAGCAATCGACAAACTAAAGCAAGCCTTTAGTGTTGAAGAACGTAGTAGTTACTCCATTTTTAAAGGAAAAGAACTGATCGTAAAAGTCTTTTGGTCGCCCCTTACGATAGCTGATAGAGATACTATAAACAGTACACTAATAGCTATGAATAAAGGCCAAGAAGAGGGTAGTCTTGATTTTGCACTTCAAGTTATTGTTACAAAAGCCGAAGATGAATCAGGTGCAAAGATGTTTACACCAGGAGACTTACCAGCACTTAGAAGAGAGATTCCGATGTCAGTCTTGTTAGATATAATGACTAAGATGCAGGGAGTGGGCGAGGAGGAAAGCCCCGATGCCGTAAAAAGCTAAGTTAGAAAAAGACGGATTTACATATTTACAATTTTTTATAGCCGAACAGTTAGGTTATACACATAGGGAAATAAGAGAAAAAATGTCCGTGCAAGAACTATATGCTTGGAGTGCTTATTTTCAAATTAAAAATGAACGAGAAGAGGAAGCATACGAAAAAGCTAAAAGACAAGCCCAGACTCGCAAAGTACGCTAATATAGAATTATTTAGTATAGATAGTCGTGGCTGCTAATTACAAAGTAAATATAGAGTTAGATACTAAGAAGTTAGATGCACAACTTAAACGATTAAAGAAACAGGTAGGAGAAGTAGGAAAAATAAAAAGAGTAGGTGGGGGCAGAGGTGGAAGTGGAAGCGGCAGTGAAGGTGCTATTCTTGAGCTTCCTGACCAAATAAGAATAAGAAATTTTGCAAAAAGTATAAATCCAATACTAAATAAAGCAGAAAAGGTTACTAAATCTGTATCGCAGCTTGCTCTTCCTAGTTCTGAAATGTTGGAGCAGCGTAAATTAGCGGATATAGTAGCCAAGCAAACAGAACGAAAAGCTAAAGCAGAACAGAGATCGGCTGAGTTTGCAAAAGACGCAATGAAAGCAAATCAGGCATCTGCCAAGGCTGGAGCAGCCCACGCAAAGAAGCTGGAACGCATGAGAAAAGACACAGGTTTTACAGCAGCCCAATACGGACCACAGTTTGATAGT